ATTGTTACTATAATAGATGATATTCCAGAAGATTTTGATTGGGATAATGATGAGCTAGTATTTGAAGAGGAATATACTTGGGAAGAAGAAGAATATACTTGGGAAGATGAGTACATAGTAGAAGATGATTTTTATTTTGAAGAAGAACTAGATTTTGAAATAACAGAATTTGACTCCCCTCCAATGTTTGAGGACTTTGAGGAGTTTGACGTACAGGAAATGCCTACAATGGAAGAGGTATTTTTTGAAACAGAATTTATGGAAGAGCCTCCAATGATGACGGAGGAAATATTTACAGAAGAGTTTGAAGAAGATTTTACAAGTTTTATAGAAGAGACTGGGCTAGAAGAAGAGTTTGAACAGTTTCTTGAAGAAGAAGGCATAACAGCCGAAGAGTTTTTTGAAGAGATAACAGAGGAGGAGTTTAGTGATGAACTTACTGATGAATCTTTTGAAGAGTTTGAGGAACCAATGGAAGAAATCGCAAGTAACGAAGAAAGCGTACCAGAGGTTATTGAAGAGAAAGAAGAAACAGTGGAAGAGCCTAGCGCTGATTCAGAACCAATAGACGGAGAGAAGGAAGTAGCAAATAATGCAACAGAAGAAAGTACAGAAGAGGAGGAACCCAGTAGCGAAAGCACTGAGGAGTCCGAGGTACAGCCAGAAGACAGTGAAGAGCAAGACACTGTACAATCGGAAGGAAGAGATAAAGTGGACTCCGATGACAGGGTTGCTACGGATGTTGCAAAGATAGAGACAAAGCTAAAACAGAATTTAAAAAGAGTAGCTAAACAAATAGCACAGGCAACTAAAGAAAGTACTCAAAACTTAACAAAAGAAGATATATTTTTTAAGAATAATACCTTAAATGCTTACACTAAAACAAAATTTTATAAGTCAAAAGATATATACACAGACACTAATCTAGATTTTTTTAATCAAATAGATTTAGGTGTTTATGATAAAGAAATTTACATTGGTATAACATTAAATAGTTATACAGTTAATGATGTAGTTGAAGTATACAACAGAAAAATACAACAAATTAGTATAAAGAAAAGACAAATATTAGCTGAACTGGAGGCACTTAAACAATGAAAATAGTAGAAAAACTTAGCACATATGCGGCACTCATAGGAGTTATAGGAGCAATCGGTGGAGGCTTTTATACATGGGGTCAATTTAATTTACGACTAGACCAAATAGAAAATAAAAAATTTGTAGTAAATGAAACTGTAGATTTAGCACCAATAAAAGAAACTATATCTGCATTAAAAGTAGATTTAATAGATAGAATTGATGCAGTAGAAGAACAGATACAACCTGTAGATTTATCAGCAGTATTTAAAGAGATAGGTAAAGTTAAAGAACAAATAGCTATGCTACCTAAACCTGCTAATACAAAACCTATTTATGACTCTCTTACAAAATTAGAAGAATACGCTTGGGAATTAGAAGAAGACATTGAAGAGTTAAGTAAACAAACTGCAATTGTATCAAAAGAAAATGAACTTCAAGATATCCAAATACAAGAAATTAAAGCATTAAATAGTAATCCTCTAGGGGGGTAAATGATTAAAATTTGGTTTATGCTAGTATTATTTTCTATGCCAAACGCACCTTCAGTTAAGTATAATGGATTTATATATCCAAATGAAGAAGATTGCGAGGTAGCAAGATATGAACTACATGAAACATATAATAATAAACCTACAGAATATAAATTAACAACAACTATGAATGCATATTGTGTAGAATTTGAAAGTTTTCCTATAAAAGGATTAATGAATAAAATAGATTTAGGAGCATAAATGTCTAAAGATTCGCTTAAAGAAAAAATTAAAATACATGAAGGCTTTAGAGATATGATATATCTAGATTCACTTGGTAAAAAAACCATAGGCTATGGCCACCTAATTGTCCATGAAGACGACTTTGTAGAGGGTAAGGCGTATCCTAAAGAAGAATTAGAAGCTTTATTTGATAAGGACTTTGATAAGGGTTGGGATTTAATGATACAATTCTGTAAAGTAAATAGTCTAGATGTATCTGAAGAAGCACAGGAAGTGCTCTGTGAAATGATATTTCAAATGGGATATTCTGGTGTTGGTAAATTTAAAAATATGACTAAGGCTCTACAAAATAAAGAATACAAAGTAGCAAGTATTGAGATGCTTGATTCACGTTGGGCGAAGCAAACACCCAACAGAGCCAGCGAATTGAGCGACCATATGGCAAAAGCCTAGGTCACCCTTCCTAATTTAATTAATTCAGAAGATAGGTACTCTGAATTATCAACGCACAACCTAATAACAGAAGCCAATGTGTGTGTATTTTCAAACTCTGGATATACCCCATTTATTGTTTTAACAAATATTTTTGGCTCAATATAATCATAATCAAAAGCTAACCTTCCGTCTTCCCTAACAGAAATGTTTAGGGAAAACAGGTTAGCTTTTTTCATTTTTAGACTTGGAATCCTTTATAAAATCCGGACTTATTTTAGGGTCTAACTTAGGTAGTTGCACTAACACAGCTATTCCCTGTGCTACTTCTTGATAAGGTCTGGTATACATATACTTTAGTATAACTGACCTTACCTCTTCCGTCATAATATAATTTACTGACATCTTATTTCTCCATTTGTTTTTTATTTGTTTCTTTAATATACTCAGCAGTCTCTCTGCCTCTTCTCTCTCCTTCTGATTCTCTTTCCCCCTCTTTAAATTTAATTTCCCCTGCTATAGCACTGTATGCGGCCATATCAATATAGGTATCCTTACTAACTGCACCCAGTTTAGTACGAGCTATTTTTAATAACGTCATTAGTATTGCTACATCATGAGCTTCTACTTTTGTATCTAGATATGCTGACCACAATCTAGCTATATTATTATGGTTATCAACTTTATCACCATAATCTTTTTGCCTATCTATTCCAGATAAACTTATTGCCTCTTTTAGGAATTTTCCTGTATTCATTTTTTATCCTTTTTAAACTTGCGACCAACTACAAATACAATAGAATTAATTATTGTATTGATTGTTACCATACTTAAAATCCACCATTGCCAAAATTCTATACTCATTTGTATTTAGGAGTTACATTAAATGATATACTTCTTCTAATTCCTTTACCACGAAAAGGATATACTTGATGCTGTAACCAACTAGGAAAAAACATTACCTTACCGGCAACAGGTTTAAAAGGAAACTTAGGATTAACCAAAGGATGAGGGTCTGCAAATAACCATTCTATCCAACCTGCATGGTCTTTCTCTTTATCATTCTCTACAGATTCTGGAATCATTGTCCACCCTGCAGCAGATACCATTCCCGAGTGCATATGAGGAGGATTAAAATCTCCGGCAATAGAATTAACAATCCAACTATTATGTAAATCTACTCCAATAATATCCCCTTTAATATTTTTAGTTTCATTATAGTATCCTCCTGCTTGACCCATATATGTTTTCATATATAAATTTAAACAACTTGCCATCCAGTTAAAAAAACTAGGGTACTCTCCTATTTTTTCTTGCCATACATGAGGTTCTATTTTATGTTCTTGTTTAACATTACCCACAAGATTATCTGACCAATCTAGCTGTTTAGATTTTTTACTATTGGAGGATATTTTATCTGCATATTTATTTAACATATCAATATAAGGTTGAGGCATTTTAAATTCTATAAGCATTGGCCCAAATGGGGCGTGCATATTTGCTTCTATTTTGTCAATATCATTTGTCATAAAACCTCTAATTTAATTTTTTCTTATTGATGAAAGGCACGATACTAATTATATTATTATCATTACCATTAATAGTTTGTTCATTTTGTTTTGATTCTAAATCTAATTTAAAACCTTCTAACCCTTCTTCAAATACTTCGTTAGGTTTTTCAACAGCTATTTTCATCATGCCCCTTGCAATAACAGAACAAAAATAACCTTCATCAGTATACATCCAATCATCCTCCACTACACCACAGGCAAATCCATTTTCTGTGGGAGATACAAATAATCTAACTCCATCTTTAATTTCTATTTTATCTTTGGACATTTTCCCTCATCAGTTTAAATAAAAGTTTAGCATCAATCAATGCTAGGGGTGATTCATTATTCATTTTTATAATGCCTAATGATGTGTGTGTTACTTTAGTATTACTTTGTGCCTGTCTCATTATGTCAT